ATGGAAATAGTGAAAAAGAAACTTAGCGAACTGAAACCAGCTCCGTACAATCCAATTCACAATCAGATATCGCTTCAACTACGCTGAAGAGCAAGCCTAAAACCTTTCCAAACCCGAGGAGGTCCAAGCAACGGGGGGGAGCGCATGCGAGGAAGAAAACCGAGGTTCAACAAAGAAATGATCAATCAAGCTTACGAATATGCTTCGCAAGGACTAACTCAAGAAGAAATCGCTCACAATCTTGGGATATCGGAACGCACATTCTATGAATGGCTCAAGAAATATCCTCAATTAGGAGAGGCGGTAAAAAAAGGCAAAGAAGAAGCGATACACAAAGTCGAAAACGCTTTATTCAAGCGCGCGATGGGATACGAATACCAAGAAATCAAAGTGCATCGCGTGATTCGCAAAGACGGAACCGTGTACGAGCGCCAAGAAGTGATGAAAAAGCACATGCCTCCCGACACGACCGCGATCATTTTCTTCCTCAAGAACCGCGCGCCCGACAGATGGGCAGATAGGAAAGAAACCGCAATTGAGCTCGACAAGTTACCCAAGCTTATAATCGAACTTCCTGAAGAGGAGAAAACAAACTATGACGGAAACGCGGACAAGCAATTGGATGATTCCTAAGTATGTGAGATTCTTCTCAAGAGCTATCCGCGAAGGTACTGAACTTGTTATTTTCGGCGGAGCAGGTTCAGGAAAAAGCTACGCCGTCGCGCAATATTTGCTGATCTTGATTGGCTACGCAACCGAGCCATTGAAAATCCTCGTGACGCGAAAAACCAACCCATCATTACGCCTGAGCGCATTGGAGCTCGTCAAGGAAATTTTGAGCACGAACAATGTTTACTTCTTCGAACAAAGAGCGGAACAAATTCTGAGCCTGCTCGACGGCTCTCGTATTTATTTCAGAGGAATGGACGATCCTGAGAAGATCAAAAGCGCTGAATTTAACATTGTGTGGATGGAAGAAGCGACTGAGTTCGACGAACAAGATTATAGAATCTTAAAGCTCAGGCTACGACGCCCGCAAGTGAGAAGCCGTAAAGGTTGGCTGATTCCGAATCAAATAATGTTGACATTCAACCCCGTTTCTGTGCATAACTGGACGTACAAGCTCTTTTTTGAGCGTCAGAACCCAAGCGCTATGATCTTGCATACGACGTATCGGGACAATCCCTTCCTTGATGAGGAGTACATAAGACAGTTAGAAGCACTAAAAAACGAAGACAAAACATTCTACGAGATCTACGCGGAAGGTAGATTTGCAACACCCGAAAACCTGATCTTCACGAACTATCGTGTTGTGAAAGACGCGCCGAGCGAATTTGACGAAATCAGATACGGAATCGACTTCGGTTTCAACAACCCCACTGTGGTCCTGAAGGTTGGCATCAAAGACCAAAACGTGTGGGTGCTCGACGAACTCTATAAGACGAAGCTAACAAACGCAGAGTTGATTGACTTACTGAAGCAATTCGTGCGGGAGCGCAATGCGCCAATTTTCGCTGACTCTTCGGAACCCGCAAGAATCGAAGAAATCAGACGCGCGGGCTTCAACATCCAACCCGCTTTGAAAGATGTCAAAGCGGGCATAGATTTTCTGAAACGCTGGACAATCTACATAAGCGAACATTGTGTGAATACACTAAAAGAGATTCGCAACTACAAATGGAAAGAAGACCGAAACGGCAACCCACTCGATGAACCAGTCAAATTTATGGACCACGCTATGGACGCGCTCAGATACGCGGTCTACCAGAATCGCCACAACGTGAAACCGCACGTTGAAAGGGTGATCGTATGAGTGTGGATCTCCGGCAGTACGCGAGCGAACACCTTTTACCTTCGCTAACATCTTTAGAGTCGGTTCCTTTGCGCCTCACGGCGCAAGACGTCGAAAAGATGTTGCGAGATGAGACGATCGGCGCAGGCTTGGACATCCTCGCGAACACAACTCTCGGCATGATTGGAGATTACTTCAACCCGGTCGAGGAGCTACAAAACTTCGTCAGAGCTAACTTTGAACAAGCGCGCTATTCGATTCGCCAACAGTTACATAACCTCCTCACTTCTTACTTCGCATGGGGAATCAGCGTCGCTGAGATTCTTTGGATAATCAAACAAGACAAGGTTTATTTTAAAGGCCTCATACCTCTCGACATCACACGCGTTAGCTTCGTGACCGAAAAGGACGAAAACAACAAACAAATTTTGACAGCCGTCAAGTACCAGCAACCAGGCGAGGTTGTCGAAATCCCAGTTGAAAAATGCTTGATCCTGTTCCGTGGCTCTATTTTTGCGCCTAAGAGTGTGTTGGCGCGCATTTATCCGCGCTTCAAGATGAAAGACATGCTTGTGAAGTATTGGGCAACGGCTATGGAACGTTTCGCGGCTCCTGCAATTCTGGGAAAGACTGTTAGCGACACGCAAGCTCTCGCAGACGCGTTGAAGAATCTTTACCGCAACGGCGTTGTCGCGATATACAAAGACGATGAGGTTCAACTTTTGGAAAGCTCGCGCAATATTGGAGACGTGTTCCAACAAGCGATCGAGTATCTCAACACGCTGATCTTGCGCGGTCTTTTGATCCCGCAAGCTATCATGAAACAGGACAAGGTTGGTTCGTACGCGCTCGCAAAATCTCATCTTGACGTGTTTCGGTCCGTCGCCGCGGCCGAGGCGAACTATGTGGCCGAGTTGCTCATTGACCAGCTTGTTGCGCGAATACTCGACTACAACTTCTCGAACATCGAGAGTTATGGGTTTTTCAAGATTAGGGAAGACAAAGACATCGAGGTCAAACAGGCCATGACGGATATCATCGTGAAACTACTTGAAGTTGGCGTCTTGGACCTCGTCGCGGACGCGGAATTCATTCGCTCTGAATTAAATCTGCCGAAGTTGGAGGAGTAATCGTGTCGAGCGTCGTTGGTAAACTCATGCTTTCTTCGGAGCGAAAAATATTGTTCAACGTGCAAAGAGTGTTCAAAAAAAGTCTTGACAACTACCTTAACACTGGTAAGATAGATGTGGAACAAGGAGCCGAAAATCTCTTTCGCCCGCTACTCTACGCCTTCAGCTTAGGAGTTCTCACGAGCGTTCGCAAGCGCCCACGCAGATTAGCGACGTTCTCAGAGGAGGAGCTTTATCTGTATCTCAAACAATCTTTGACAAGTGAATGGCAAATCTTAGCGAAGGTCATAGGAAAGGTCTTCGAGAACGCTGAGGAAGCGGTTAACTATGTCTTTCACGCTCACAAACCCGCGCTAAAATTCTTAGAGTCCTACACGGTTAGCTTGTCGCAATACGAATTGCGAGCGTTAGCGACAGAGATCACAGACGCGGTTCGTCAAACATTGTTGCGCGGAATGAGCGAAGAAGAAGCGATAAAATACATCCAAGCGCAGTTCAAAGCGTTCGAGAAAAAGCGCGCGAAGGCTATTGCGCGCACCGAAACAACACGCGCTTTCAACGTCGGAAATCTCGCAAACACTGTTCAGTACATCGAAGGTTACCGATTCACCGCCGTGTTGGACGACAGAACAACAGAAATTTGCCAAGAGCGTCATGGAATGTTCATCCCAGCTCACAATGTTGATATTCTTGCTCTGAACACGCCTCCTTTGCACGTGAATTGTCGCTCTTATCTAATCCCAGAATTGCACCACGTGAAGACGCAAGAAATTCTCGACGAACACAAAATGGCTGAGCTTCCCGAGATCCAAAAGCGTCCTGAGGATGTCGAAATAGTGAGGGAAATTTTGAGGACGGTGAGGTGAAATGATGTTAGCGAAAGCGAAGATTCTTCCTTTCGGCAAAATCTACGTGTACGGTCAAAAGGAACCCATCGAGTTTACGAAAGAGCTCGCCGAAGAGATCGTGAAGAACTTCAACAAAGGCTATCCACACTACAAGCCGTTCGTGAACATTGATCACGAATCAAGTGAAAAGTACGGCGACGTGAAGGAGCTCTACATCGAAGAAGACGGCTTGTGGGCAGTGCTCGAACTAAATGAGGAAGGACAAAAAATGTTAGAGGAACACAAGTACGAGTACGTGAGCCCCGAAATCGACTTCGCTTATGTGGACCGCGAGACGGGAGAGGAAGTCGGTGTCGTGTTGCTCGGCGTCGCGCTCACGAATCGCCCCGCGCTTCCTGAGACGAAGCTAACTTTCAAAGATGTTTTCATCGCCATGTTTTCGGGTATGCGACGACTCCTCAGCGAGAGGAAACGTTGGAACGGGATGCTTGTTGTTCCCGAGCGCACGAAGCAATGGGACTGGGACGACGCGCGGGATGGAAACAAAATTATCGAGGAAAAAGGATGGAAAGCGTATGCGAAGTGTCATTTGTACGTGAACACACGCGATTTTGAAGAAGGCCCCAGCGGAGTTCCTGAAGTGAAAGCAGCCTACAAGTTTCCAGTCTGCAAACTCGAAAACGGAGAATTTCACCTTTACTTTCGCGCCGCCGTCGCGGCACTTGCTTACCTGCATGGCGCGCGTGGTGTTGAGGTCGATCTGACAGACGCGGAAAAGCTCGAAGTTATTCGCAAGATCAAGGAGATTTACGAACTGTTCGGAGAAGAATTCCGTGGCTCGGACGAAGTCGCGTTGTGCGAGGAGATCGAGCGCCTGAAAAGAATGAACAAACATCTTATGGACAAGCTAACAGAGTACGAGAACACGATCAACGAATTCAAAGAGAAAGAAAGAGAGCGCGAGCTCAATGCGTTCAAACAAGAGTTAGTCAAAAAAGGTGTACCGCCAGCACTTGCTGAAGAATATGTTAGACTATTCAAAGAAGGTAAGATGGACAAAGAAAGTATCTTGAAACTCGCAGAGCACACGAAACGCGATTTGGTACGTCAATTCGTGAACCCAGATAGCGCTGACATTGTTGATATTGTGGCTAAACAAATGCGCTGGAAGTAACCTAAAAAGGAGGTTGAGAAGTTATGCCACAGGATTGGAAACTACTGACGGCTTTTATCAAAGTGGCAAAACCTGCGCCCTCGTTTTTAACAAAGACGTTCGAACAAGTAAACAGAGCTTTGTCACCTGTTCCAAAGGTGACGCTGCGCAACATGGACGCGACGGTAACTGCCGCGCCTCTTCGCGGTCTTTACACGCAAGCGGTCAACCAAAACGAAACCTTCGCGTACACGGAAACAGACATTAACCCACCGCAGATCTTTGTGAAAATTCCGATCACCGAAGAATTGCTCCTTTCGCAGATCTCTGACCCGAGTTTGATCATCGCAGACACAGGATCTGTGACAAACAATGTTATGTTCGTCTACGCCGAAGCCGTCGCGCGCTTGAAACGCATGGTCCTAAACCGCATCGAGCTCATGTGCGCTCAGATCGCGGGAACAGGGAAGATAAACTACAACGACGGCGCGTACACGTACACGGTAACGTACACCGCGCCGAGCGCAGTGACGCTGGCCCCAGATTCTAACCTTCTTTTGTGGCTCAAAGATCTCGTAACTGAGCAAAAGAAACACGGCTTCGCCCCAGCGTACATCCTCGTGAGCAAAGACGTCGCGAGCGTTCTGCTTGACAACAAATACATCGACAAAGCGCTAACAAAGGCAAACTACGCTGTTGGCACGATATCGTTGAAAACCGAACCTTTCGTGACGCCGTTGTTTGAGCTTCCAGATTTGCCTCCAGTCCTGATTTACGACGTCACAATCGGCTCGGAGTCTCCATTCGGCACAGGAAAAGTTGTGCTTTTGGACCCGAACGGGCTTGGCATCGCGTACGGTGCGGTTGCGAACGCGAACTTGAATGCCGATATGAAACCAGTTGTTGGAGACATTTTCGCATTTGAAGCGCCATCCGTCGATGGAAGCTCAGTCGACGTTTATGCGGTTTCGAGACCGTTGCCGTATGTCCTCAACGTGAACGCCCTCAAAATTTACGCGGTCACGTTCG